CCCCCCCAACGGAGGTGATGAACCGCCGCCCGGTTTTAGCTCGCTAAAACCGGGCCAGCAGTGGGCTTATCGGCTGCTCGTCGATCCCGAAATCGGATTGCAACCTGAAACCGCACTGGCGGCGGCGCGCCCCCACACCGCCGAATGGGTGGTGCGGCATGTGGGCGCATGGTGGGGAGAGCGCGCCCGCCGGGAGGTGGAGGCGGGCGCGCTGGCCTGGCGGCTGATGCAACTGGGCAAGTCACGCCCAGGGGCAATGCCGGAAGAATTTTTGGCGAGCGCGTGCTACCGGCGGCACTATCCGCTGGGCCGCCAGTTGGTGGAACTCTGGCAGCGGTATCGCGACTACGCGCCGGAAAACGCCGATCAGGAATTGCTGTCGCGCGGGTGGGATCTGGCGGAAATTCGGATGATTGAGAGTCTGCCTGTCCCGATCTGGCCGAGCGAGGACGGCGAGCCGAACGGAGGTGCGCCATGACTGCACCTACCGCTGTCATTGCGCGAAAACGCCGAGTGCGCGCTGGGCGTAGTGCGCATAAGCGGTTAGTGCTCGTTATTGACGAGCTGGCCGAACTGAGCCGACTCAAACTCAACCGCTACTTGGCGAGTATCCTTGCCATCGGACGCAGCAAAGCGATCAATGTCATCGCCGCCACCCAGCATCCGCTGGCGAATGTGGTAGGCGGCTCGACAGCCAAAGCCAATTTTACCGAGCGGCTGGTGGGGCGAATGCTTTGCGCTGACGATGCCAAGGTGGCCGCAGGGATGAGTGGCAGCGGCGCGGAGTATTTGCCCGGGCGGGGTAGTTTTCTGCGCATCAATGGCGCGGAGGCGCGGCGGTTTCAGGCGTACTGGGCTGACGATTTTGATGCCCGCGCGGAACGGATCGCCGGACCGATGCAACTGCCGTTGCCGGGGGTGAGGTAATTATGTGTCGCTGGCTGATCGTTGTGCTGTTTGTGCTTTACCTGCCACAGATCCACGCGGCCACGCCTGCTACGAGCGGCATTGCGTGCCGGCCGTGTGGAGTGGCAGGCAATCAATGATGCGAAAGGAACCCATCTGATGAAAATTGAAATTTCGGTTAATGTCGCCATTGATCTGAATGGCGACGGCGCAAGGGGGCTGGCAACCACGTTGGCAGATCTGCGGGCGCTGTGGAATGGCGCTTCTCCCCCTATGGTGGCCCGCGAGCGTGTGCCGGCGGACATACCCCAAAGTGTTTCCCAGGAAACACCCAGCTACACCAACGGCGTCGGCGCTTCCGTGCTTGATGCCCTAGTGCGCATTGTGAACGCGACGGAAGTGGCGACGAGCCTGGACACTGCGCCTAAATCGTCGAGAGCAGGCCGGAAGCTGATGCCCTTTGGCGAGTTAGATCCCCGTGTGCGCGCCGAAATGGCGCGGCTCAGTCAGGATGGTTGTCTGCCAAGCAGTGGGCGGTGGGACAAAGGGCGCGATCCGGCACTGCCCAAAATGAACGCGATTTTGTACCGCTATCAGTGCAAAAGCGTAGCCGAACTGGCCGAACGGCTAGGGTACAAGCCAACCTCAAGTCCAATCCGGCGGAGGGATCTTTGACTGTTCGCCAGTACGAGATCACGACGGTCACGTTGTGTGGCGGGTGCGGGTAGCCACAGGCGAGCGCACCTGTCTCGACTGTGGCGAGACGGTACCGGTGCGATTGGACTACTGCCTGCGCTGTAGTGACGTAGAAAGCGGACAGTATGTGCGGCGGCTGGTGCCGACAGAAAGCTATCTTCATGCGGATGAACTGGAGAGGATATAGAACATGGCTACCATCATTGCAATAGCGTGCCACAAAGGTGGCACGGGCAAAACTACGACAACGCGGGCGCTGGCCGGTTGGTTCAACCTGTTTGGTCAGCGCACGTTTGCGATTGATCTTGATCCGCTGGCGACATTGACGCGTACCGTGGGCCTGGGCGTTGGTGGACCAACGATCGCGGATGTCATGCTGGGCGAGTACCCGCTATTTGATGCGTTTCGGGGGGCTTCGCCGGGCATCAGCGTCGTCAGCGCAGACAAAAAATTGATCTGGGCGGCGGCCTACATGCAGGCCCAGTCGCCTAATCACAATTTCCTGCGCAACGCCCTGCGCGGCACTGATGGTCTTACGGCCTTGATCGACTGTCCACCCAGCGCTGGCATCCTGATCGTCAATGCGCTGGTGGCCGCTACGCATGTGATCATTCCTGTCGAGCCAGAGGATGAGGCCATCGACGGGATGCTGCACATGTTGGCGATGGTCGAAGACTGTCGCGATCTGGGCAACGGGGCAACGGTAGTTGGCGCAGTGATCACCCGCGCCAACCTCAACGTGCTGCGCCACACGCAGAACATCGAGCGCATTGAGCAAGAACTGACAGCGCGCGGATTGTCTGTGTTGGGTGTTGTGCCGCTGCGCCAGGGTCAGGACGCGGCGTTTCAGTACTCGCGCTTTCGAGTCGTGAATTAAGACTGTGCGTGACGGCGATATTGCGCTGGCAGTGCAAGAGTTTCAGTACTCGCGCTTTCGAGTCGTGAATTAAGACTCCTTGCCAGCCGCGTTCGAGCGCAGTAAAATCAGTTTCAGTACTCGCGCTTTCGAGTCGTGAATTAAGACGATGCCTACACTGCTTATCAAGCAGTAGCCCCGCCGTTTCAGTACTCGCGCTTTCGAGTCGTGAATTAAGACCGCAAACGCAGGTAGTCTAGCCACAGCAACAGGCCGTTTCAGTACTCGCGCTTTCGAGTCGTGAATTAAGACAAGATGAATATTCTGCTGCGGATCTGGGCAAGTACAGTTTCAGTACTCGCGCTTTCGAGTCGTGAATTAAGACTGCGGCTGATCGAGGAATGCACGGACAAAGTTGTGCGGGGCAAGTACTGGCGACTGTACAACGATATGACAGCAAACGAAGTCGAGGGGGAAGCATGAACGTTGAATCAGTGAGCACAGAGGAATGGAAAACGACTGTAACCATCAACGATCCGGAACGTGCCACATTCTGGCAAGCAGCGATTGGTACGGTGACGCTACCGGTGAAGAACAGTGGGGGCGGGGATGACTGGTGGGCCGATGGGGAGGATGACGACGACGGGGATGATGAGTGACTTTTGAACTGAGGTAATTCCGCCACCGGACAGGGCCGCAATCCCTGCCCGGTGGCTAACCAGGCCGCTGGGTAAGCAGCGGCGTAGGCTGTGCGGATTGTACCACAGTCGTGCGCCCTCCAGCGGATTGATCCGTTCGGAGGGCGCTTTTGTTGATGCCCTCCGCTCTTGATGGGGGTGTGACGATGGATACCGCTAAAATTGTCGCGGGCGAAATCCGCATTATCAATCGCTTGCTTCAGGCCCACGGTGTACGGGCCTACACCAGCCCGCAGCAAACGGCCGTGATCAAAAGCGGCTTCATCCGCTATGGGTTGCGCCTGGCTGCGGGTGAACAGTTGCGCAAAGTGGAGAGTATTCAGCGCGAGTTTGCGATTGCCCTGACGCGTGGCCGCAAGACCCAAGAGCGCGTGCCGGCGCGCCTGTCAGAACTTCCACCGGCCATTGAGGTTCCGCACCCTTGCCCGGAGCCACTACTGTGGAGCTACCGCAAGCTGGCAAAGACCGCACCGCACACCATGCTAGCCGGGCGTTCGTACCTGGCCGAGCCGAAAGAGGAGTACGTCAACTTCGACGATGCACCCCATACCCTGATTGCTGGCATCACCGGCGCGGGGAAGTCGGTGCTCTTGCAAACCATGCTGCTGAGTCTCTGTCTCAACACGCCGCCGGGCGAATTGCAACTGGTCATCTGTGACCTGAAGAACGAGGACATGCTACCGTTTCGTTCCCTACCGCACGTCGTGCGCTTTGCAGGTACACACGCCGATGCCGTGGACGCTATCCAGCAGGTGCAGGCAGAGAAGGATGCACGCGTGGCCGATCCCAGCCGCAAACCGTATCGGCTGATCTTGGTGGTAGATGAACTGGCTCAACTCGCCCAGGACAAGGTAGCGCGGGATGCGTTGGGCGACTTGGCAAGCATCGGGCGCAGCAAGTGGGTACACCTGCTGGCCGCCACCCAGCACCCGACGAAGGAGGGCGGCATGGGTGCGCTGATGAAGGCCAACTTTGGGCTACGTCTGGTGGGGCTGGTAGCACCCGGCCAAGCCCACGTTGCCACCGGCTTGCCGGGCAGCGGTGCGCATCTGCTACCGGGCAAGGGCAGCTTCCTGCGCTGTGAGCGGGGGCGGGCGCTGCGCTTCCAGGGTTATTTCATTGCCCTGGACGATGTGCAGTCGATGGCGGGCTATGCGGCACAGCAGTGGCGCGGCCAGAAAGTGGAGCCGCTCCCGATGGCTGCGCTGCCCAGCGCAGATCCAGCCCGCATCCCTGACGCCCTGGTGCGGGTCTTCGAGCAATACATGGGCACAGATGGGCAATTGCTGCGCGGTGGGCTAGCTGCGGCGCTGCGGGCGCTGCACGGTGACGACGCACCAACGGCGGGCAAACGGTATCAGATGGAGTGTCAGAAGGTGAACGCATGGCTGGAAATTTACTTCACTTCACTTCACCACGATGCTTCACTTTCCGGCGATCACACGAGTAACGAACAGTGTTCGGCGTAGTGAAGTGAAGTATTCGACAGGAGGGTAGAACAATGTATCAGGAATCGCGTAGAGGCTTCGGCGGGCTGGTGGTGGTGTGTGTGCTGGTCTTTATCGGGCTGGCCGTGTGGTGGTTGGAGTCGCGCTTCGGGGCCAACGTCGCGCTGATGGTGCTGGGCGGTGCGCTGGGCGTTATCTGCTTCACGGCTGGGGCGCTGCTCATCTCGGCCAACACCAAAGCGGTGCTGGGCAACGCAGCGCAGTTTAACCATGACCTGGCGAACACGGAACGCTATCGCCAGATGAGCGGCAGAGAGTACGCCAGAGGCGAGCGCGAAGCCTTCAGCGCACGGGCGAAACTGGACTTGCTGGACGCCAAGCGCATCGATGCCATTGCCCAGCAGCGCGCCGGGTTGCTGGTGGACGTGGAGCGCCAGAAGATGGAGCAACGCCAACCGCGCTGGGAAGTAGATGATACCGGCGCGTTCAGTGAATGGGAGTGAGACGATGATCCCGATACCAGAGTTATTCAATTGGGTTGACGGTCTGCTAGGCCAAGCGCAGCATGGTGCGATGCACCGCTTCACCTGGAGCACACAGAGCGGCTTCAGTGGCATCGCAGCAGAGAGGCTGCTACGCCGCTACCATGTGCGGGTGTGGGGCCGCCAAGCCGGGCTAGACGGTGAGTGCGGGCTACTGGTCAAGCACAGCCAAGCGCACTGGGCAGAGTATCTACTCTGCCGGGCTGGTGTGCCGTTGACCTGTGCGCTGCTGGATAAGCGCAACCTACAGTACGCCGACGCTGGGCACACGCTGCCACCGCCACGCAGCGAGCAGGGAGTAGGCGCGCACACCATCATGGATAGGATCATCGATGCGCTGGGGGGTGCGCTGGGCGAACCGAATGACCGAGGGACATACAAACGGAGGAGACGATGATGACAAGAGACGAACAGCACGACGCCTACATCCTCTGGACTGTTGAGGACTATTTGCGCGAGCGGGTGCGGATGCGCGAGGGCGACGACAAACGCAAGCGCAGTGTATGGCTATTCGATCTGCCACCTGACCAGAGGAAGGTTGTCGAGGCCCTAGAGGAAGTGCTCTGGCTCATTATCGGATCGCGTGGAGGACAGCAACATGACCCATCCTGACCGAAGAATCATCTGCATCTTACCCGCGCTGCCCTGCTCTATCCTGCGTGGGGATGCCATCTGTGGCCGCGATGCTGAATACGGCTGGGCCTGGCAAGAGCCGCCGAAGGGAGCCTGGCCGGTGATGGGCTTGTGGTCTGTGCAGCCCGTGTGCAAGCAGTGTATCGCTGCGTTGGCGGATATACTGGGGGTCCCTGGAGGTGATGACGATGAGTGAACCGACGTCTCTGAATTTTGCGACAATTTGCCTCTTGACAAAGCTCTCGTTTGATAGTATAATATCAAATAGAGCGACGGACAGAGAGTCAGTCGCACGAAGAAAGAAGGAGAAACCAAGATGTTGACTACTGAAGAAATGCAAGCAAAAATTACCAAGTACCGAGAGATGATCGAGGCGTGCCGTGCGGAGATTGCGCTTTGGCCGAACCGAGCAGACATTGCAGCCGAGAATCTGCGAGAGATCGCAGACTACAGCGAGCGCATTGAGCGGCTCGAAAAACGTATCGCCGGTGTGGAGCCAAATATCGCTCCGACAGACCACGCAATAAAAATCATTGCGTGGGTCAACAGCAAAGCATACGACGAAGAGTAGCAACAAAGCCTTCGCTGGCGGGCATTGTACGCCGGCGAAAAAGATCAAATGTTTGTCGAACACGAAGGCGTACAATACAAAGTTATCGGAACAGATGCTTTGGCCGAATCGTTAGCGGCTCTGCTGGCAATGCGCCACGGCGGTCACTGGACAAAGAAAGACGGCCAGGTCATCTATTACAATGCTGGTTTTTTACTGGAAGATTACGACTATTACATGAACAAGGAACTTAACGGAGATGCCCGGCACTAAAGGTCACAGCGGCGGCCCGCGCGAAGGCGCGGGCCGCCGCGGAACGGACAACCCAGTCACAACGCTGCGTCTCCGGCCGAAGTACCGCCGAATGCTCGCGGTACTCACGGCCCACCAGCGCAACTTGCGGAACGATCCGCGACTCAGCCAGCGGGCGTTGCTGGAGGAGTGGATCGAGGAAAAGTGGCGTGAGTTTGACGCGTCAGTGATTGACGCTGAGGAGAAAATCAATGAGTGAGACAAAAATTGTGACCCGACACGAGGGCCTGGTAAAGTGGCTGGCCCAGCGCGGCATCACTGGCACGGTCATCGACATGGACGGTCTGCCCGTCCATCTGCGCGGCGTAGACCTGACCCCGGCGCAGATGGACGGGGCAGGCGCGCAAATGCGCACTTATGTCGTGAAGGCGGTGGAAAAGTGATCTATCTGGACATTGAAACCCTGGACTTTTTTCAAGACGTTCACATCGCCCGCCTGCCGCGCGAGGCACAACTCGCCGCCATGCGCTTCGGTTGTGCGGTCACCTACCACTCGCGCCTGGAACAGTGGCGCGAGTGGCGCACTCCCAGCCGCTTGCTCGATAAGCTGATCTGGGACTGGAACCCCGTCGTCGGCTGGAACATTCTCGACTTCGACTTGCCCGTCATCGCCAACAACGCCGTAGCCCGCGGTTGGACACCCGGCGAGCAACTCCCCTACGCCGAGTCGTGGCGCGATTGTCTGTCCGCATCGCGGATCATCGACTTGATGGCGTTGATCCGCGATGCCACCCGCCGGTGGTACAGCCTCGAAACAGTGGCCGTCACCAACCTGGGCCGGGGCAAGCTCGCCGACGGCCAGCAGGCTGCGGAGTGGCTGCGCAGCGGTGGCCCGGAGCAAATTGCCAGAGCGTTGGAGTATTGTCGCCACGATGTGCAGTTAGTCATCGATCTGCACGCCATCCTGTTGCGCGGCGAGCCGCTACGGCTGCCGCCGAGGGCAAAGCGGCAGGAGATAAACGAGATGCTATGGTGGCTGGACGGGCGCGTCGAGTACATCCCCGACGCGCTAGGGGCCATCGGAATCAAGTAATTTTTTTGTCTTTGCGAGGGATTGAAACTATGGCAATGAAAGACCTCCGCCCGGCCAACACTGGCCAAGGACCAACTACAGCCAGCCGCGCCCCGGCGTCGGCGCACCTAAATAGCGATGGTGCGCTGGTGCTCAACGCCAGCGCGGATCAGCTGATCGGCGGCGATCGCTGGCGGGTGCGCTATGAGGATAGCGCGTCGGCAACACCGGCTATTGAACTTGTCGCCGCGTCATCGTCCGACGCGGGCGCATTCACGGTGACGCGCTCCAACGTATCCAGCGCGCGCAGGGGCAGCACGTCGAAGATCACTCTCCGCGCGCTACGGGCCGCCGTGGGCGACGAGCGGTGGCCCCAGTGGGTAGGGCGATATGCGGTGCGCAAAATGGCGGGCGGGTTGTGTCTGCGGCGGGTGGATGAGGCGGTGGTTGACGAGGGGGAGGAGGCCGAATAAAATCAGAAAGATTGCTCTAAGTTGACGAAGGAAACTCGCTTGACTTACGATTATTTAAGTGAGAGCCAACGACGACGCGGATATAGCGACGAGCGCCCCAGGTGCGGGATCTGGTGCGCTTGTCGCGCATGTAGGGGCGGCATGGCCTGGCGCAAGATTCGCCGACAGCATAAATTGTTGTTCCGGTATGACCCAGATGAGAACCTGATCGAGATTCGGGTGCGGGGGCGGATTGAGGTGATTCGGCTGGATGAGTATCGGTCTGCGCAGCTGCGCCAGACGCACCCGGTTCGTGTAGATGTTCATACAGCTACGATGGAGCAGGGGCTTGACGACGACACAGAGTCGTGCTAGGATCGGGATCACTGCGGGGTAGCTTAGTGGCAGAGCACCTGGCTCATAAAGGTTGGCGGCGGTTCGACTCCGTCTCCCGCGACACAAACTAACATAAAAGGGCTTGGCGCATGGGTGATCAGCCCATGCGCCAAGCCAACACCTAACTGAAAAGCTGCGGCTTATGAGCCGTGAGAGCGCCTAGAGCGCCATGAGTCCCGTTTGGGAGCGTGGCGCTCTTTTTTTTGAGCGAAAGCCTGACGGCCAGCGCATTATGACAGATGTACTTGTGATTGCACCTGACCATGCTGATTTGCCCAATGCCGCTGCTGAAATCGCTGCCATTAGTCGTCACCACAACGCTGTTGTCCTTTCCGGTGTTGTGCGTGACGGCGATATTGCGCTGGCAGTGCAAGAAGGCCCGTATGCGTACGTTTGGTGGATTACACACGGTAGCAGCGAAGGAGTGTTGCTTAGTGACGGTCTGCTGAGTATCGCTGGCGTTGGCCAATATGTACGCACAAGCGCAGCCGAACTTTGTGTTTTGAACACCTGCGATAGCGAGAACGTTGCGCTTGCTATAACAACTTACAGCAACGCTGACATCATCTGCACGGTTGGCCCAGTAGACAACCGGGATGCGATCCGGTTAGGGTCGCTGTTGGCGGCAGAACTGGCGCAGAGCAACGATGCCTACACTGCTTATCAAGCAGTAGCCCCGCCAGGCGGGCCTTATCGCTACCTGCGCGCAGGGCCACACTACCGCAAGCGCAACGATCCTGAGGCAGTGACGATTGCTAAGATTATGGGGTTACTGGCGGGCAACGATTTTGGACAGCCGGGATTGGTAAAACGGGTAGAGGCAATTGAGCAATGGATAGCAACTGTTGATCGGAGATTGGACAAGATGGAAGCAGAGATTGTTGATCTGTCCGATGTAATCCAGAAACGATTTGAACAGGGGCGGGTGACGCTTACGCCGCTGCTCGCATTGGCTGTTGTCGTCGCCATGATTCTTATGGCTGGAGCGTTGGTTGTCTTGCTTTGGATCAATGCGCGTGGAGGGATATTGGATGGATTTGTCGGCGCTGCCCTATCTGCTTTACTTTTTTGCTAAGGTTGTTTTTATTTTGGCGTTCGCCGTCATTGGTCACATCCAGCGTCGGGCGCTGTTATTTTGGGTGATCTCCTGGTTGTTGACAGGTGCGGCCCGTTACGCTCTCATTGTTGGCAGCGCCGGCACGACGCCACTAGTGGCTAGAGACGGAATACTCTGGATGATCCGTTTGCTAGTCTACGTGGAGTGCGTTTTGTTTGTGGCGTCCGCAATCGCATTCGTGGTCGAGAATGTTAGGTTGAAGAGAAACGCGGAGAAGCCATAAGTACTTTAATTGCAAGCCCCCAACCAGTCTGGGCATGCACGAATGAATTTCGCATATTCATGATAGGATTATGAATCTTAGGCGCACACAGACGGGTCAAACCTCCGAAAATTCCGGTTTGACGGCCCCACCGAATGCGCCGGGCCAGGCAGAGAGTCGCGCCAGCAAAGAGCGGCTGGACGCCCTGATCGCTGCACGGTATGAGCAGCCCGACGATGAGGCCGACAGCACCGAACCTTATCCCTGGGAAGAATTGTATTATCGATTGATGGCAGAGGTGGCGAAAGGGGATAATGGCAAAACGCGTCCGCGCTGGGACTGGCGACGGGCGCTCTATATTGCGTGGCGGTGCGTACCGCCGCTGTTGCGGGTGCCGCGCTACGAACACGAGCTAGCGACTCAGCTGCTGGGACTGACAAACACGCGCACCATCCGAGGCTGGCGCGAGAAAGACCCGGAGATCGACAAGCGCATTGCTGCGCTACCTAAAGAGTTGTTGATCAATCATCTGTCGGCGGTGATGGCGGCGCTGGTGGCGGTAGCAAGCGATCCCGATCCCAAAGCGTACCAGGATCGTAAACTGTTTCTGGAGATGACCGGGCAGTACGTGGGCAAATTTGAAGCGTCTGTGGATTTGGCGGTAGACCATACCGTCAGGCAGGCGTTAGACAAAGTGTATGGTGACGACAATTGAACGCTGTGTTGCCACGGCACGGCAGGCTGGTGCTCCCCGTAGTCAGGTGGAGAATTTTTTGAGCGCAAACTATGTGCCTTTTCCATGGCAGTGGCGTTTCCATGCCGCGGCCCGTCTGGCGGATGTGTCCGGCGGGCCAGACGAGATTGGCTGCGGTGGCTCGCGTGGCCCCGGCAAAAGTTATGCCATTCTAGCCCAGATGGTTCTGGACGATGCTCGTCGGTTGCCGGGTTTTAAGGGGTTGTATTTGCGCAAAGTGGGTAAGCAGGCGCGCGAGCAGTTTGACGACTTGCGGCGACGCTTGCTGCAGACTGTGCCACACAAATACAATCGCCATGAGGGGCTGGTCACGCTGTGGAGTGATAGCCGGATTGTGATCGGTCACTTTTTGCATGAAAAGGACATTGACAGCTATCTCGGTTTTGAGTATGACAGCATTGCTATCGAAGAAGCTACCACGCTGACGTTGGTAAAATACCGAGCATTGCGCGACAGCAACCGCACCAGCAAACCGGGCTGGCGGCCGCGTATCTACAGCAGCACGAACCCCGGCGGCGTTGGTCACGCGTGGTACTGGCAAAAATTTGTTAAACCTTTCCAGACGCGTCAGGAGGGCTACACGCGTTTTTTCCCGGCCACGGTCGATGACAATCCAGTGATCGACAAGGACTACCAGCGAAAACTAGAGGAGAACGTTGGCTGGCGACTGCAAGCGTACCGGCACGGAAATTGGGATATTGCCGCAGGTCAGTTTTTTACTACCTGGCGACAGGATGCGCATGTGGTGCCGACACCGGCCAGCCCGCCCCACCACTGGCTGAAATGGTGCAGTCTGGATTACGGGTTTACGCATCCCACCGTGGTCTACCTTTTTGGCAAAGACGACAATGGCGATGTGTACGTCATTGACGAACACCGCCAGGCCAAGTGGCTGGTCTCTCAACATGCCGAAGCTGTTCATGCGCTGTTAGCGCGCAACAACACGCACGCCACTTCTCTGCGGACGTTTCCGGCCGGGCACGATGTGTTTGCTCGGCGCGGCGAAAGCGAAAAGACGGTAGCGGAGCAGTACGCCGAACGTGGTCTGATGCTGGAACGCGCTCATGTGGATCGGGTTAATGGTGCAGCGGAGGTGTTGCGGCTGCTGGGCAATCCAGCGGAGGGCATCCGGCCACGACTCTATATTTATGACCGCTGCCGGCATCTGATCAATTGCTTGCCGACGTTAGAACATGATCCAAACCGACCAGAGGATGTATTAAAAACGGACGTAGACGAGGACGGCAATGAGGGCGACGATCCGTATGACAGTCTGCGGTACGGAATTATGGCGACGCCGGGAACAAACGGATTTGTGTGGAACTAGGGATTGGCAACAAGATGGCTATCAACCTGGCTGAGTTGGCATTTCTGGAGTGGCAAAAAGAAGAGGAAGTGGCACGGCAAAAGGCCGTGGTACTTTGCCGCCAGTTCTACGATGGCCTCCACGACACTAAGTTAACGCCCCGTCAGCGTGAATTTCTCAACGCTGCTTCTGATCACGAGTTCAACGTCAACATTGCGCGCTCGGCTGTCGAAAGCATTGAGGAGCGCCTGGTTATCACGGGGGCTACATCCACGGACGCTGCACTGGCTGTCTGGGCAGACCAACAATGGGATCTGGCCGGGGGGGTTGTGCGCACGGGTGCGGACAGAGCCACCGGCGTAATGCAAAGCAGCGTTCACGAAGGTTGTGGACGCGATGGTGAATATTTTGTGATCGTCGATTGGGATGTGGTGGCCAAGCAGCCGCGTTGGACGCCGCATTCACGCTATACCGATCCGGCCGTCAACGGTGATGGTTTTGGCTGCAAGGCCCATTATCCCGACGGCGACACGACTCGGCCGATGCAGTACGCCAGCAAGCGCTGGATTGAGCTGCTGGATGCACGAGGCAAAACACGCGCCCGGATGAATTTGTATTTTCCGGATCGGGTTGAAAAGTACAACCATCAGGGAAACGGATGGATTCCGTTCCGTGACCCTGACGATCCGGCCTGGCCTTTGCCCTGGGTTGACGCCGCCGGCGAGCCGTTGGGCATTCCGGTGATCCATTTTCCGGCCACGCCGGATCTGCGCAGCGATATGTGGGATGTCATCCCCGTGCAGCGCGGCTTTAACAAGTCAGTATTGGATCTGCTGGCCGCTGCGGACACCACTGGGTTTCGCATTTTGGTTACGCTGGGCTGGATTCCTACTGCCGACGGGCAACCACTCAAGGCGGACGGCTCAAACCGGGCCAAGATTGCACCGGGCACAATTTTGGGCACTACCAAACCCAAAAGCGAGGCCGGCACTGAAAGCGTTGAGGGCGCGAATCTCGCCCAACTGATCGATGCGGCTACATTTGTGCGCGATCTGTTGCCAATTGTCTCTACCGTGCCGCAATTCCCCAGCACTCGTCAGCTGGCCAGCGCCGAGACGCTGCAAGAGCAGAAGGAGCGGCTGTTTGCCAAAGCGCGCAAACGGCAGGTGCTGTGCAATCAGTCGTGGCTGGCCTGCTTTGCGATGGCGCGGCGGCTTGCCAACGTCTTTGGTCGAGCAGGCTTGAACGAAGATGCGCTGTTCAGCCTGCAATGGCTGCCCCTCCAAAGTCGCAACACGCAGGATGAGCGAGATGAATGGCGAGTGAAAAAAGAATTGGGTATTCCGCTGGAGCAAATCTGGCGCGAGATGGGCTACTCGGACATTGAGATCGCGGCCATGCAGGCCACGCCTGAATACCAGGCGCGGCTGGCTTTGACGCAAATGGGGCTGGGCAATGGCGCAGCGTGAACAGGCCATTCTGTCGGCGCAACAGGCGTCGGCGGAGTTAAAACGGCTTTTTGACCGTCTGGGGAACGCTGAGCACCCGCGCGGCGAGCTGCTGGCGGCGTATCGCTGGGCGCGCCGGCTGCTGCAAGGGCGGACAACGGACCTGGCCGTGGCGCTCAGTGTGCTGCTGGCGTTGCGGCGCGAAGTGGAGGCTGTAACCGGGGCGGTGTTGGCGGCGGCGGTGGCGGTGGGCCTGGCGCAAGCCGGCCGTGACGCTGAGATTTACAAACTGCCAGCAATCACAACGGTCATCAACACCGAGACCGAGCAGGCGGCGGTGCTGGCGCTGTTTGATGCGCAGGCGGCGCGCGTGCGGGGGCTGATGCAGGTGGACGAAGAGGCGTTGATTTTGGGCGATGGCGGACGGGTGGGTGCGCTGGGGCCGGCCCCGGTGGCAGTCGAGACGATGCGCTGGGTAACCAGCCTGGCTGCAACGGCTTACCTGACCAACATCGCAATCAGGTTGACGACATCCAACCAGACCGAGCAGTTTGGGCGGCAAGCGGTGGCCAGCGATGATAGCCGCACCACAGAGTGCTGCCGGCGCGTGGACGGCCAGATCGTTGGCATGAATGAGCCGTTTCGGCTTACGGGAACGCCACGGTATGCGGATCAGAAAATGGCTCCGCCGTTTCATGATCACTGTCGCACGTCGGTGGCGTTGGTAAAAGTGAGATGAGCAAAAATACCCCATTGAATAATTGTGCGGACTGTGGTACAATTGCCAAAGACGTTTACGTTTTTGGAAGCCGGGAAGAGTTAGAGAAAGAGTGTCGGCAATTGCTGGCTCGGCTTCAGTGGTTGTATCAGCAGCTAGGCCATCCGCCGCTGCTCACCAAAAAGCAACGGCGGATGGCAAACCAATAGATCAGTAGCCCTTCGGTTTACACCTAACGGCGACATGCAGGCCAAAACCTGCATGTCGCCGTTTTTGTTTGTGGTGGGCAAAATGGAAAAGAACTACTTGTACGTTGATTTTGAAGAGCACCTGCTGGCGATCCGATCTGAGCCAACCATGCTGGCCGTGGAATTGACGCGCCCGGCCAACACGACGGCGTACACGCCCGGCGACGTGATCAGCGACAACGCTGCGGCCAGCACCTTGCTGCACTTTGCCGATTTTTTTCGCACCAGTGGCGGCACGGGGTATTTGATGCGCGCCAGCTTGACCACCAACAAAAAGAGCATTACGTCGCGCGTGCGCGTGCATCTGTTTGGTGCGCTCGATCCCACCGTGGCCGCAGACAATGCGCCATACCGCGAAATCTACGCAGATGCGCCCAAGCGGCTGGGATACTTTGACCTGCCGGCGATGTCTACGGCGGTGGACACCACCAATAGCGATATGAGTCGCGCCATGAACAACGAATTACGGCATTTTGTAAAAGCGTCTGCGGGGTCACGCTCGCTGTATGTGCTGCTAGAGACCCTGGACGCGTTTACGCCCGACAGCGGACAAAGATTCTTGTTGGTGCTGGCGATCGAGAATCGATAGTTAATTTTTCGACTGACAATCGGCGGTTATTGAAACATGCAAGTGGCAAAAATGCTGACGCTGGGGATACTGGGGCGACGGGGAACTACACCGCTATCGCTTTCCGGCTGCCAACTGTGGTTGGATTTCATGACGCAGGCGAATGTATCTCAAGACACGGCGGGTGCAACACCAGTTGTTGCACCCGGTGATATCGTGGGGCGGGTGATAGATCGCAGCGCAAATGCAAACCATTTCATACAAAGTGGAATCACACAAAAACCACTCTGGTACGCCGATGGTGTGCTGTTCGACGGCGTCAACGACGTGCTGGCAGGCGGCAATAGTGGATTGAATTTCACGTCTCGCACAATTATTGTAGTATTTGTGCCGACGTCGGTAGACACGGGGGCGCGCGTTATATTCGGAGCTGGGACTAATTATTATGTCGGACGAACTGGTTCGTCCGCGTTGGTTAGCTGGAACAACACAATTCCAGTGCAAAAAACGGCCTCCGGGCCATCGCTAACGGCTGCAATCAAAACGATTTATTTGGCGCGTTGGACGACTAATGGCGTCAACGTGGACGCTCTACGGCGTATAAACGCCGTAGAGCAAAACAATAGTTATACGGATGGACATCAGACGCCATCGTCGAGTTCGTTTTTTGTCGGAGCGATAAATAGTGCGGGCACACTGGCGTCTGATGTAAAAATCAGGCACATCATCGCGTACAATCGCGCCCTCTCCGGTTCTGAAATTTTGCAATTGGAAACAATTCTATGAGCACAATTTGGATTCATCAGATCCACATTATCATTTTGGCTGTTGATCGTGTTGTCGCTAACGCAGTTGTGCCGCCTATTTTCTGCCAGGCGCCATGACTGGCATCTACCCCGGCGACAACGCCAGCAACGCGTTCGGCTCGCCGAATCTGAGCGCAGATGGCCAAGAGCCTGCCACGCATATCCTCGTGGCGACGGCGGCCACGGAGCAGAGCCGCGAGGCGGCGGCGCTGTTGATACAGTGGCAACTCATTGGATTCTCGGAGCCGCCGCGCTATTGGCGACTGGACGCGCTCTCTGGGGTGCTCATGAAGAGCAATATTAGTAGTGCTGATGTTGGACGGCCATGGAGTGCGGCGCAATCGCTAGTGGCGGCGGGGTTGCAATTTGTGCAGTCTGTCTGACAACGCCGGATTGTCAGCCTAATTTGCATACAAAGTCAATTAAGCAAATTTCAGGAGAAGAACGCGATGTTCACGACAAGGATCTGGCGCGATGCCGGGTGGTATGAAAACGCCGACGGGGGATCTGGCGGTGGCGAGAGCGGAGGAGGCAGCGACGGGATGTCGTTGGAGAAACTCCAGGCAGAACTAGAGCAAACGCGCGCGGCACTTAAGGCGGCCAACAAAGAGGCGGCAGAGCGACGCCGACGGCTCGACGAGATTGAGGGTGCGGAGGCCAAACGCAAAGAGGCCGAGCAGACCGAAGCGCAAAAATTGCTGGCTCGCGCTGAAACCGCTGAGAAACATCTGGTGGAGACACAAGAAAACGCGCGACGGGCGGCAATTCGAGGAGCGGTGTTGCTGGCGGCAGCTAAAAACGACTTTGTCGACGCTGAGGATGTGTACAAGCTGGCGGATCTGGCAAATGTCAGTGTGGGTGAGGATAACACAGTGACCGGCGCGGAGGAGGCCGTGAAGTTGTTGGCAAAGAACAAGCCGCATTTGCTCAAACAGGTTCAAGGGATCAACAACATCAATGCACAGAATCGAGGCACAACCAGCGCACCAACCATAGACGATATTGTTCAGCGCAAACGTGCTAACGGTGGATATGTACCACTATAGGAGAATTTTATGGCATTAGTCACGCGAAGCGCACAGGCCAGCATGGATGCGTCCACTGGCATGTTTGCGCCACAGATCACCGGCTTAATTGCTGGAGAAAACATTGATTCGGCGGCACCGTGCTACATCAAAAGTAGCGATGGCAAGGTTTACATGTCAAACGGCACAGCGGCCAACGAGGCCGCCGAAATTGTTGGCTTTTCGCCACGGGCGGCCAAAACGGGCGAGCCGCTCACGCTTTTTGGTGACGGCGCGCGGTTCCACTATAGCAGCGGCCTGACACCTGGTGACAAATATTTTATCGGGGCAACCGCTGGGCGGCTTGACACCGCGGCTACCACCGGCGACGCCGTGGGTGTTGCACAGGCGATCACCGCTACTGACATCCGCGTGATCCGGGATAGCCACTAGAAGGAGATAAACCATGACTACCGGAACGCATGATATTTCCAGTTTGCTCGCCGTGCGCTTTCAAAGCGTGAACGATTTTGGCATCAACAGTATCGAGGCGGTGCTGCGCAACGATGTGGCTGCGCACAACCAAATCGTACAGAGCATGATGGACAGTTTTGTCGAATTCACCACTGATAGCCAGCGCATCTATGGCACGTCGGTCAGTGGTGAGATGGTTGAAGTGGACGAGTATGGTCGAGGGCCGACTCAGCGCAACCAGCCTGGGGCAACCGTGGGCTTTCCGCTGCGCCGGTTTCAGTGGCCGGTTGGGTGGACCGAAGATTGGTTTGCGGTGCATACGCCCGCCGAGATGGCCGAGGCGACGCTGGCCGGCGAAGGGGCGCACTGGCGACGCATTTACAACGACATCAAACGCGCCATCTATCCATCAGCCAACTACACCTTTCGGGATTTTTTGGTCAACAATGTCGATTTGGCTGTCAAACGCCTGGTCAACGCTGACGGCGCATCGATTCCCAATGGTCCCAATGGCGAAACCTTCAACGGGGCCACTCACACGCATTATCTGGCACGGGCCGGTGGCGCTTTGGCTGCTTCTGATGTGACCGGGGCGATCAATCACGTCGTCGAGCACGGGCACGGTGGGGCCATCAAAATTGCCATTGCCAGTGGGGACGAAACTGCCTGGCGGGCGCTGACTGGGTTTCAGCCTTATGTTGACCCGCGCATGATCTACCGCAACACCGACACCCCGGCCATGACGCTGGACATTACCCGTCTTGACAACCGAGCGATTGGGATCATTGGTGCCGCCGAGGTCTGGGTCAAGCCCTGGGCGATTGCCAACTATGCGTTTGTGTGGGACAACGCCGGGCCAAAAACGTTGGCTTACCGGCAACGCACGGCCACAGCGCTGCAGGGTCTGCGGATTGCCGCCACGCTAAAAACGTTTCCGCTGGTGGCCGAGTACATGCAGGCCGAATACGGCATTGGCGTGTGGAATCGCACCAACGGAGCCGTGCTTTACTACGGCGGCACCAGCTACACCGATCCTGCAATTTTGTAAGGAGCGACTTATGAACAAGCTTAGGGCTGGCGGGTACTACATCGGTACGGATGGTCAACCTCACGATGCCAACGGCAACCCCATCGCTGTGGATCTGCCGGAGGCGTTCCCGGCGCGCACGGTGCTGATTGGGGCAGGGTTGCCTACGTTGGCTGACGTGCAAGCGACTGATCTTTCGGCGCTGGTGGACAAAGCGACGCTGGCCAAAATCAAGACGGCGCTGGCCGAGCAGGACAAAGTGTAATGGCGTTCAGCTACAACCTGGAGAGCGCGTCGGCGCAAACCGTGCTAGTCAGCCGCACCCGACTCTTTCTTGGCGACACCGTGGAGGATGCCGGACCACTGCCGGACGGAAGCAATCTCCAGGACAACGAAATCTTGCTGGCGCTGGCACTGACCGGCGACAACCCGCAGGAAGCCGCCACGCTGCTCTATCGCACGTTGGCTGCGCGCTGGGCCACGCTGGCTGATGTGACCGTAGGGCCACGCAAAGAGGCGTTGTCGCAGGTGGCGGCACGTTATCAGGCGTTGGCGGAGGGCGGTGGAGGGGCAGAAAGCGCGGGGACGGGCTATGCCCTTGCACCCGCGCGCGATGACGGCTACCACCAGGCGTACAGGTTGCAATAATGGCGCTTGATCTTCGTGAGGGCGACTACCTGGTTGCTGGGGGCAAAGAGTATCCGATCCGCAGTTGTGCAGCGTGGGCGTGGGAGCGCGGCCGGGCGGCGCGACGGCTGATGACCGTAACGGCCAGCACCAAACGCGCGCCGGCGCTTTCGAGTGGACGACGCGGAGAGTTGGTTGCTGTGCTGACAGGCATCAAATGCACGCCGTTAGATCCGATAGATCCAGAGCTACGTCAGCGGCTGGATCTGCGCACGCCGCACGAGCTACTTGGCACATTTGTAGATGGGGGGGACACCTACTATGCACTGGTGCTGGAGGATCTAAAGCGATGAGTGTGTCCATTTACGGTATCGAGACCGCTCAAGCGGCCATGGTGCGGGCGATCGAGGCCACTAAGCCCGAAAGCGGCATGGGCAGTGCAGTCAAAACTGCGCTGACGGTGCTTTACCGGCACGCGGTGCAGATCACCCATGTGGATACTGGTGCATTGCGTGCCAGTCACCGCATGGGTCTCTACGGGAACCGCGGTGAAATTTACATCGACCCGGGTGCGCAGCGCGGCGACGGCCAGCGTCCAGCGATCTATGGTCCGCATGAGCACCGCCGCGGCGGTGCTCATGCGTTTTATGCGCGCACGGTGGAAGAGGCGGGCGCGACGGCAGGCAACGAAGCTGCGGCGATGTTGCGGAGATACTTCGCGTGAGTAGCGCTTCGCGCGCACCGGTGCGCAAACACTTTGCTGCGCTGCTGCAGGCGGCGCTGGTGGGCACAGGCAAACCGGCGCAGGCTGTTTACGATCACCTGGTAGGTGATTTTCGCGACGCTGGGGTGGTAGTGGTGGTTGCCAGTGGGCCGATCTTGCGACAGCGAGCCAGCCTGGGCGAATGCTGGCAGAGCACTGTGCGGCTCAACGTGTATCTGTTTGTGCGCTACGCCGATCCGCTGACTGGCTGGACGGAAGCTCAGGCCGAGGATGCGCTCGATGCGTGCGAGTCGGCGATTGCTGATGTGGTGTTGGAAAACAGCACGGCCCCAGGGTACTGGGAGCGTTGCACTTATGCGGAAGACGAGCTCACCGATCTGGGCAGCGTCTCAGATGGTGGCGTAAATTATCGTCGGGAGCTGATCCCGGTGGAACTGGAGATCTTTGGATGATGCACTATATCGGCGATGGCACAATGTACTGGCCGGGAATACCGATGCGCGATTTGAGCGCAGAGGAGTGGGCGGCCTTGCCAGCAGCGACGCAGGCGGCGCTGCTGGCAAACCAATTATTTGCGCCTGCGCCGGTTTTGGATGCAGTTGAACCGCCGCTGCCCAAGCGGAAAGAAGGTGTGCCATGACCATGACGACGGAGTTGCGCGCCCAGGCGGGTACGCAGAGTGTGTATGCCACGGGCGTAACCCCGACAGTAGGTCTGCGCGGTATTACCTCGCTGAAAGTGCGGAGTGCCAACAAGGTTGATGTGCTTGAAGACCTTGTGCAAGGTCTGGCTGGCGGCGATCTGGCAATTTTGCAGGGCATCAGCGCGGCGGGGTCGTTTGAGAGCTGGGGCAGCTATGAGCATATCTGCTACTGGCTGGACAATCTTTTTGGCCAGGCGACGCCCAGTGGCGCCGGGCCGTACACGCGTGACTACGCTGCGCCAACTACGGTGGCCCCCACCCCGCGCATTTTGTCACTGGTCTACGGTGACACGCCGGTGGGGGCGTATCAGATGGTGGGTGCGTTGTCGGCAGGGTTGACCTTCAAATTTGAGCCAAGCAAGGAAATGATGGTCAACGGCGATCTGATCGGGCGCAGTTTGGCCACGGATGCGCTGGAGGCGCTGGCGACGCCTACCGTGCAGGCGATCACCAGCGAGCATCTGAACGCTATCGCCATCGATGCCTGGGCAGGCACAATGGGCACAACAGCGATCGGCAACTGCGTAGTGCGGTCGCTGGAGTTGAGCGTTAAGCCGGACCGGGCAGCCAGGGCCTGTTTTGGTTCGTTGTACGGCTCCAGCTATGTTGAAAAGCCCTGGGATGGCGAACTCAAAATGGGTTTGGAGTTTAACGCCACCAGCAAAGCGATCATCGATGCAGCAATTGCGGCGTTGGCGCAGCGGCAAGTGCAGTGGACAGCAAGCAGCGGCACTAAGAGTTTGCGCTTCCAATTCGCTGGCACAATCCAAGACGATATTGAGCTGTTTGACGACGACGACGGCGTGGTGACGGTAAATTTCTCGATGAAGCGCACCTATCACGCCGCCTTTGGCAACTGGCTAAAAATTCGCAGCGTAAACGCGCTGGCAACATTGACGTAGGAGAAACATGCAGGAAATTACAATTCTTCCGCCAGACCAACACAAAGCCGGCTTTTTGCAGCGATTCATGGCTATTATTGAGTTGGAAGAGGCGCTTGTAAACGCGCGCACCAGTCAAGATGTAGCGCGCGCGTACAATCAACTCATCGATTTTGTGTTGAGTGAATGCGAAATCCACGCGCCAGAAGGTGCGGATGTACGGGCAGTGCTGATGGCAATGTCTAGAGCGGAGTGGATCAATCTGCAACGCGCAGTAGGCAGCAGCAACGGTGGTGCAGTCCCTCCTCCGAACGGCGACTGATCCGGGCCTGGCTGCGCAAGCAGAGCGATCAGGTGCCGCCGTGGGTGTCCGTGCTGCAGGCTGCCGACGATTGGCACATTCCGCCATGGCGGTTGGTGGAAGAATGCAGCGAGGTGTGGTGGGAACGGCGCAGGGTGTGGCGCGAAGAACTCGATGCGTTTAAGAATAAGAAATAGCAAATGGCCGAATACAAAATCCGCATCGTCGTGGAAGGCGAAGACCGCGCCAGCGGTCAACTGAACAACGTCACCGGTTCGCTGCAACGGATCGGTGAGTTTGCGGCGGGCAATTTGCTGGCCAGCGGTATTTCTGGCGCGGTCGGTGCGGTGGGCGCAGTGGGTGGCGGACTGTGGGATGCTGCTATGGGCGCAGCCGAACTAAACGCGGCCATCTCTGGCACAACAGCCTTAGCGGGTGGCAGCAAAGAGGAGGTGGCAGCGCTTAAAGAGCTGGTGATGGATTTGGGGATGGACCCCAATTTGACTGTCACGTCGGTCGAGGCGGCTGAAGCAATCAACGAGTTGGTTGCCAATGGCCTGACGCTGCAAGATGTAATGGGGGGTGCGGCCGAAGGGACGGTGTCGCTGGCCAACGCTACCGGCGCGCAGTTTGCTACTGCGGCCACGGTGGCCAGCGACACTATGTCGATCTTTGGCATTCAGGCCGATGAGATGATGACCGCGGTCAATGGCATCACCGGCGTAGTCAACTCGTCCAAATTTGGCATCAACGATTATGCGCTGGCGCTGGCCCAGGGCGGTGGCGTGGCGGCCAGTCTGGGCGTTTCGTTTGAGGATTTTAACGCAAGCATCACGGCGACGTCGTCACTGTTTTCATCCGGTAGTGACGCGGGTACATCCTACAAGACGTTTTTGCAGCGGCTTGTGCCCCAAAGCAAAGAAGCCTCGTCCGCCATGCGGGATCTCGGCTTGGAGTTTTTCAACGCCGACGGCTCGATGAAGGGCATGGCCGAGATTGCCGGCGAGCTGAACAGTGTGTTTGAGGGGCAGATCACTACCTATAGCACAGTGGGCGGGCGCACCGCCGAACAAGCCGAGCGCATGGACAGTTTGGGAGAGCGCATTGGCAGGGCACGCTCCAAGCTGGCCGATTACCAGAGCGGAATTGCCGGGGTGGCGCAGAGCGAGCAGGACAAGGCGGTCAGCATTGACCGACTGAACCGTGAGCTGGAGGCTATGCAGGCTGAGTATAACGAACTGGCCGGCATCCAGGGCAAGTCGGTTGCCACCACGCGCGCCTTGACCGAAGAGGAGAAAAACCACTACCTGTCGCTGATCTTTGGCAGCGACGCCATGCGCACGGCGGCGGCGTTGGCTGGATACACCGAGGAAGAGTTTGCCAAATTGCTGGAGACACTGGGCGGCACGGATGCCATGCAGTCGGCCCAGGTGCGCACGGACAACCTGGCGGGCGACATGGATCGCTTTCAAAGCGTGCTAGAAGGTTTGAGTTTGGCCGTTGGCGACGAACTTGATCCATCGCTGCGCACGCTTTACCAAAGCGCCACCAGCGTGTTGTCGGACTTATCGCCACTGATCATGGATGTTGCTGCGAGTGTAGGCGGATACATGGCAACTATCAGTCAGCGTTTTGCCGCAGCAACACCACGGCTGGTGGCGGGCGCGACAAGGGTGGCTGCGGCGCTGCGATCTGTGCAAGACGTGCGTTCAGCGCTGGGGCTGGTTTCTGGCTTATTCGGTATGGAGATCTCGTTTGGCTTGACCGAGTTTGATCTGGGTGGGCTGCGCCAATCGATTCTGCAAGCGTTTAATCGCATTGACTGGTCAAGCACCATGAGCAATGCGTCCGAGACCTTTGATGGTCTGGCTGAACAAGCGACAAGCCTAGTGACGGAGATCCCCTGGGCCGACTACTTTACTGATGCCAAAACCACGCTGGGGGGTCTGGCTGAACAAGCGACAAGCCTAGTGACGGAGATCCCCTGGGCCGACTACTTTACTGATGCCAAAACCACGCTGGGGGGTCTGGCTGAACAAGCGACAAGCCTAGTGACGGAGATCCCCTGGG